CCTTTGCACTCGCTTTCAGCAATGGCGGGATAGCTCAGCTGGTTAGAGCGCATGATTCATAATCATGAGGTCGAGAGTTCAAGTCTCTCTCCCGCTACCAATTAAAAGCCAAGCACTTACAGCAATGTGAGTGCTTTTCTTTTCTCCATATCTTGCTTTTCTTCTCCAAATTTACCACCTTTATAACGCATTGTGGCGGCATTGTGTCGCATTGTCATTACCGCCCCACTTGCAAAAAACTTGCACAAAATGGCCACCATCTCCTTAAAACTAGACCGCCGGCGGGCAAACACCCGCGGACTATACCCGATCCAGTTCCTCCTCTCCTCGAAAGGGAAAGTTACAACCATAGGCACCGGCATCAATATCCTGCCCGAACACTGGAACGGAGAGGTCAACAAGGCCGTCGTCCCGAAGTGCCCGAATGCCCGCGCGATCAATGAGAGCATCGAGGCGCTCTTCTTCCGATATACGAACACACTCCGCGAACTGGACAACAGCGGGAAGCTGGCCGGAAAAAGCGTCACCGAAATCAAAGCACTGTTGACCGAGGTCAAAACGACGTCGAACAAGGAGAGCCTCTCCGACTATTTCCACCGATACGCCGACTCGAGGCGCACCGAGAACAGCCGACTGGCCTGCCTCTATACCCTCAAAACGATCGAGGCGTTCGACAAGTCGGACCCATCGTTCGAAGCGATCACCGTCATATGGATGAAGGCATTCGATGCCTATCTCGAAAAGCAAGGCACCAGCATCAACACCAGGGCCCTGCATTTTCGGAATCTCCGGGCGGTCTTCAACAGCGCCATCAACGAGGATCTGATCGGGCTCGAACACTACCCTTTCCGGAAATTCAAGATCGCATCCTCACGCAAGGACAAGGAGGCGCTCACCGAGGAGCAGCTCCAGCGGCTGATCGCCTACGAGACACCCTACCCTTTCCGCCGGACGGCTCGCGATCTCTTCCTGCTGTCGTTCTACATGTGCGGCATGAACCTGGTGGACCTGTTCCACCTCGACCGGCTGCGCGACGGCCGGGCACACTTCGTGCGGACGAAGACATCGGGCAAGAACATCAACCCGGTGTCGATCCTCGTCCAGCCGGAAGCTGCAGAGATCATCTCCCGCTACGCCGGCACGGATCATGTTCTCCGCTTCGCCGAGGAGCCAGCGACCTACCAGACCTTCAACAACCGAATCCAGAAAGCAATTCGCGCAATAGCCCAAGAGTTGAACATCGAGGGGCTGACCTTCTACTGGGCACGCTACACCTGGGCGACGCTGGCCGACAAGCTCGGGGTCTCGGAGAAGGAGATCAGCAAGGGACTCGGCCACGTAGACACCTCGATCGCCGGGAAGTTCTACATCTCCTATGACTGGACGAAGGTCGACCGGGCAAACCGGGCGGTGATCGACTACGTCAAATCGCACCGAACAGAGTAGACTGGTTCGCATCGGCATAGTTGCAGACGATCCACTCCTCCTGCCGGCGCCGGCTGGTCTTCGAGGCGCTGATCGTGCGTTCAATCCGGTGGATGGTCCAGCCGTTTCGCTGGGCGCGGCGGTCGATCAACTCGAACGGGAACATCGTCAGCATGAAGCGCCCCTTCACCGTCTCGAGCAGATCCAGCAATTGCTCGAGGTTCTGTTCGGAGAAGACCCCCTCGTAATGGCCGCAGTCGGAGTTCACGTAGGGAGGATCGACAAAGTGGAAAGTATCCGGGAAATCGTAGCAGGCAATCACATCGAGCGCATTGCGGTTCTCGATCGTCACGTGCTGCAGACGCAGACAGATCCGCTCCGTGAACTCATCCTTGGCATTGCGCACCTTTTTAGGCATGGCGCCATTGAAGTCGTATCCGAACGTGCCGTCGAGCATCGAGGCGAACGACATTTTGCTCAACGCCCAAACAGCCCAGGCACGCTCGACCGGAGTGAAGAACTGCGGATAGGCATTGATATGCGCCGCGTGCGCATGAAGATCCCGACAGTGCAGGGTTTTCTCGATCTGCTGCTTCAGTTCGGGATAGCAGATCTTGGCCATCCAGTAGAAGTTAGTCAGTTCCATATTGAGGTCGTTGATGATCTCGGCCTCGGCCGGACGCTTGGCAAAGAGAACGGCAGCGCCCCCGCAGAACGCCTCGGTGTAGATCCGATGCTGCGGAATAAGCGGAAGGATATACTTCAGCAGGGTCTGTTTCCCGCCATAATAAGAGATGGGAGTTTTCATGATGATTGATTTAGATGTGAAAACAAGAGCAGACAAAGGTAAACCTTCGCCTTATGATTGCTCAAAAGCAAAAGGTGTCCAAGTGATGACACAATACGGGGGACCCCCGATGAATCCTGCCGGATTCAGATAAAAAAGGAATATTTCCGAAGCGGAGCGTTACCGCCTCCACAGCGCCATACCGGCCTCGATCTGGCCAAAGGCGCTTTTGTTGCGGGCGTCGTATCCCGCGGCGGCCGACACGCTGAATCGGCCGAACGTTCGCCGAACGTAGGCTCCGGCCCATACTTCGCAGCCCTTCGGGCTCATCCAGGTCCCCAGTACGGGCCCCAATTCCCAGGCGTAGGGTTCACGGACGAGCTGTACCCGCTCGACCGTCTTGTTGTAGGTTTCAACGTAGTCGAGCCGGGGGCCCAGCGTCCCCACGGCCGGCCCAACCACCCGGGCGTAATAGGTCGAGTCGCGGTACTCCAGCGTGCGCTCCGTCACCGTTATCCGTATGCTGTCGCCCACAACGACCGCCCGGTCCACCGTGTCGGCCGGGGCGAACAGCATCCGCGGCACATGCACCGCCACCGGGCGCTCCGCCACCGCGAACGGCTTCGGTCGCTCGTAGAACACCGTATCGACCCGCACCCGCTCGACGATCTCCGGCCGGGAGACGTATTGCCCCAGCCACAACCCTCCGAGGAAGGTGGTGGCCAAGGCAATCACGGTTGTCACCCAGCGGCTCATATCCGTCCGAAATAATGCAGGAAGGCGAGGAATTTCCGCGTTTCGATGTACTCGGCAACATCCTCTCCGGCCCGGGCCTCCTGCTCGAACATGGAGTTCGCGTAAGCCATCTCTGCGGCTGCGGTCCATCCGTGGGTACACAGACGAACCAGCCACGTGAAAGCCGCTTCGAGGAAGTACAGCACGTAATACACGACCGGAACCGGCACGAACCACCAGCCGCCGCCAAAGAGGATCTGCAGGATCAGGGCAACCAGGAATGCGAGCATCGTGACCTCGTTGTACTGCTCGGCGTGGATGCTCTCATGCTGCTTCGTCTTATACGATAGCGGGGTGCTCGACTTACGCTTCGTGCAGATATAGCCGAAGAGCATGGCCGTGGAATATCCCGGCCAAAGCAGGCACTTGGCCAGCCAACTGTTGTAGAAAATGCGTCTCATGTCAGCTTTGGGTTTGGTGATACTCGATGCAGGCCATGATCGCCTCGACGTGCATCGCGGCAATCCGCTCGCGGCCCTCCTCCGAGAGCAGAAAACGGCAGTCGCGCTCGGTGTCCATGAAGAAGTTCTCGGTCAGCACGGCCGGGCACTTCGTGTCGCGCAGGATCGCGAAGTTGCTGTCCCAGTCGGGATCTGCAGGGTCGGCGCTCCCCTTCCGGATCATCCACTCCTTGCCGAACGCCTCCCCGGCCTTCTCGTAGAAGAGGGCCGAATAGCGGTCCGACATCGAATCGCCCAGGCAGGTGTGGGCCTCCCAGCCGGTGCCGCCGCCGGCGTTAGCGTGGACCGACACCAGCAGACAGTTCGACTTGCCTGCGACGTCGCAGATGCCGTTCACGCGGTTGGACCTCACGTACAGCGGCACATCCCGGAGCTCGGGGACGACGATCTCCGCCACGACGCCCCGGGCGTGCAGCCGATCGAAGATCCGGCGCACGATGTCCCGGGCGAACTCATACTCGCGCAGGCGCGATCCGTCCGGCCACACGGGCGAGCATTTGCCGGGCGTCTCCTCGCCGTGGCCGTTGTCCAGGAGGATCTTCATACCTCGGCCTCCTTCTTTTTAGTTTCACGGTCATACCACGTCTTGGCGATGATGCCGGCCACAAAGCCAACGCCGGCGGAGATCGTCGAGGCGATGCGAACACCACCGGGCAGGAAGTTGAACAGCACGACGAGAGCCACCAGCACGGCGGCAACGATCAGAATGGTTTTGGTTGTCTTTGTCATAATCGCAATGTTTTATTAGGTTTGGTCTTTGGTTTTACTCGCAGCCTCGGCCCGCACGCGGTCGAGCTGCCGGATGAACTCGATCACCTCCTTCATGTCCTGCGTCTTGGCCAGTCCCGCCACGATGTCCGTCACCTTGGCCGCCGAGGAGCGCGCAGCACGCAGGTTCTCGCGCACGCTCCACGCCTCGATGCCGACCGCGATCACGGCGGCAGCTCCCGAGGCGTAGGGCATCGAGTAGAGGCCGAACAGCAGGCCCAGCACATCCACGCACATGAAGAGCGCCGTGACTTTGCCGTAGTCGCCGAACTTGGTGAAGGTGCGGCGCAGGCCGTGCGAATCAATCGGCTGGTGCAGCGCCCGGGCCTTGCGGATCCCGGCCCGCATGTCGATCATCACGGCCACGAGCATCACCGCCCAGATGATGATCTCCAACAGGGCGGCCCGCCGCAGGACGATGGCCTCGAGCCCGAATGTATCGAGGAGGATGTCGAACATATCACTACACAATAATCAGGATTGCAATCAGGAAAGGGAGCCACACGACGGCGCCTCCGCATAGGGTGGCCACGATATCGCGTAGATCCGCCTTGGCGTCGGCCTTTTCCTTGCCGACAGCCGCCACGATCACCGCAATGACCGAGGCCGTCAGCGCCAGCCATCGGGGGACGAATGCCACCAGCACCAGCAGAACGACGGCCGCAATGTCCGCTCCCAGCGCCTGGTGCTTGTACTTGTCAGCCGGGATCCGGTTCAGCCAGCCGACGATCTTGGTGATGATGTTTTCATGGTCGTCATGCCTTCTCAACGTAGATACCCACAAGGGCACTCAAATCGTGGTACACGGCCTGTCCCGTGGAGCGGGTGCACTTGTAGGTCACGCCGTTCTGTGAGTAATATTTGCCCTCGAACAACTCCATATTTCCGTTGTACGGAATCGGGTCGTCCAGCGTTCCGGCTGCCGTCTCGTTGATCTCCTCGTAGAGCGCAGCCGTAAGTTCCGACGGGGCCTGATTCTCCAGCACCGTGGCAATCTGCTGGCGGACCTTGTAGAGCCGCCCTTCGTATAGCACCTTGAATCCGGCGTCGAGCGACTTGCCGATGAACGAAGCCCATTCGGGATAGAGGTCCTTGATCTCCAGCGACTGTTCGTCGGATAATGACATCGTATTCACCGCCATAGTGGCGAACATGGCCACCTGCCGGATCGTCGTGTCGGGGATCGGATCGGGGACATACGGCGCCGGCTCCGGAGTGTACTCCTCCCACGTCACCGTGATGTGGTCGCCATTGTCGGCGTAAACTTCCCGTAGTTCATTGCCAGGCGTCGTGATCTCCGGGCGCTCCGTATATTCCACGGGTTTATACCCCATCGGGCCGAGGATCTCCGGTCCGGGGTTCATAATGACCATCCCGCCCTGCCGTACCTCACCAGGAGCCGGGATCAAATATCCGTTTTCAAGTTTGGCGTATTGCATAGCGATTGCTGTTTGTTATTCGTTGTAGAGGATCTCCGGCGCGCCGTTTGCCGCCATGTCGTAGCCGCCTATCGACTGGAACAGCGGCTCCATGTACTCGTCCGACAAAGGCATTTGCTTCGCGCTGTCGAGCCAGGAGGTTGCGATCGCCTTGTCATCACATCCGTACATCAGATTCTGCGGCAGGTACTCCGCAAGGAGGCTGTCCCTTTTCGCCTTTGGCACGACGTACCCCATCGGGTCGCCGTTGTTGTCAAGGGCATTCACCTCGTCAGCGCTCATGGCACCGTTGAAGTGGCGGTGCAGGAGGTAGTCTCCTTGGAAATATAATTTATTATTATCCAAATAATATCCTACGTTATACAACGTCATAGGATCACACGCAGGAGATTCCTTAACTTTTTCGCCATTTACATACAGAGTCGTGTTTGAATCAGTGAGAACATATACAATATCATACACCGAATTAATGGACACTGCTTTTGAATACATGATATCGCCTCCGCCGTATGTTTGAACCAGTCCGGATGCAGTAACATCTATTCTTGGAGTTTGACTAAAACCTTTTGTATTAAAAACAACTTGCAATCCGGAAGATATGATAGTAGGCACAAACACACACTGAATAGTACACGGCACTTGAAGCAAGGCCGGATCATTTGTCGATAATCCGCCCTGCGCCGTGAGAGCCCCGCGCTGCATCCGCTTGGCCTGCCGGTATGCGGCCATCTTCTGCACGTTGTTGTAGTAGTACAAAAGGCTATTCATCGTAGGTCATGTTGCCCGCACCGAACAGGATGCAGATGGTGTAACTCTTGTTTTCCTCGGGTTTCGTCCAGCCGGTGATATTGAAATTCTCCGGGTATGAGAACTGCGTAGCCGTAGCTCCCGACGTGAAGCGGATGATCGATGGCTTCGTCGAGTTCTCGACGCTTGCAATATTCAGCGAGGTCAGCTCGCCACAGACGTACATCGTCCCGCCCTTAACATCCAGCGAAACGGCAGAGCCCTCGACCTGCTGCACGATGGTCCCGTCGTCGGCCCGGAACTCCGAGGTGACGTACTGCTGCGTTTCGAGGTCATAGAACGCCCAATAGGCCATGCCGTCCACCTCGACGATCTTGGGCGGATTGTCCGCCAACGTCCGTACCCGGGCGGCTTCGTCCTCCGCTTTTCGGGTCGCCTCCTCGCTGTTCCGAATCGCCTCGGAGGTGTTTTCTTCTCTCTTCGTCTCCGCCGTCTGGCGTCCTGCCTCGGCCGTCTGGCGGGCCGACTCATTCGTCTTCCGCGTCTGCTCGGCCAGGGTCCGCTGTTGTTCCTCCGTGACACGCGCCTGCTCGGCCGTGGCCCGGATCCGTTCCGCAGCCTCCCGGCCCTGCTCGGCCTGCTTCACCGCGGCCTCCGTCCCCTCGAGCTGCTCGACCATCGCCAGCGCAACTCCTGCAGCCCGGACAGGCATCTCGGCATACTCCTCCTCGGTCAGTTTCGAATCGGGATTGTACTTCTTGAAAAGTTCGTAAGCCGAAGAGCCTGGCACTCCAGCTTCGAAATTGGATGTTCCCAAATCCAACGACATGATTTCGAGGTCCGGGTCTTCATCCGAACCGTCCTTTGCTTCCTCACAAGACCGAGAGACCAGACAGAAGGCATCGCACCGGTCTACGACCGTCTGCCCTTCTTTCCCCAGGTTCTCCCACATGGTCACCGTATACGGACCGACATAACGCTGGTCCGTCCCCTGAAATACGGCCTCCGCTACGTTCCCGTCGGCGACAAACGGCAGCGTTGCCCGTACCCGGTTTCCGGATGATATCTCGAGTGTGAGATCTCGGCCCGTCAGCGGCTCGGGAGTACCTCCCGACAGGATCGACCAACGGATTTTCAAAGTTTTTCCAATTCGAAACAGTCTCATTGCAGTTTTTCTATTTTTCCATTCTCCTAAAATCCGCTTTTGATCATAACATTGGTCTCCCCGGTCTTGTCGTACACCTCCCTCTTGAACAGGTCGTACTCGAAGACATACCTCCGCGGCGCTGCCGATTCCCAGTGCCCGCACTCTACGCCCGACACAACAGACACTATTTTCAGAATAATAGACGGAGTAGACATCTGATAAAACCCGATATCTCCCTCGGGAACGATCCGGACATCCGAGCCGGCATCGACCGTTCCGTATGCGCTGGTGATATCCGGGTTCTTGAAGTACAGCTTCAGGCTGGAGAGGTTCGAGAAGGTGATCTCAACGGGAGGTTCGGCCTTCTGCTGCGTAATCGTCACATATCGCTGCACGGAGGAGTCCTCCTCAAGGGTGATCAGTGCCTGAATGACGCGGTCCTCGGACGCGGTATTCTCATCCAGCGTAAAGGTTACGGACCTGCCGTCCGCCGAAAGTTCGATCCGGATGTATTCGAGCGGCAGAGGCATGACCTTGGGCGTGCCATTGGTCTCGACCGGAAGCGTGAACGACTGCGCAGCAGAACTTACGGTCGTCTCGTATCGATCCTCGCTCCCGTTCAACCGCAGGTAATACGGCGCCGCAAGCTGACTGACGGATATTGCGCGACGCACGGCATTATTCTCCTCAAGGTCAATGACGATATTCTCATAGGTCACGGGATCAGCCATATCGTTTTTGGGGACTACAATGTCTATTCCGGAAACGCCGGATGCTTCTTGGCGGAAAACAGCTTCCAGTCTGTTGTCCTTGGATACGATACGGGGCGTGCCATTGGTTTCGATCGAGGGATGGTACTCGGCGCCTTCGGCCGGCACGTCTCGGTATGCGGCATCCGAATCCTGACCGTTGATCTTCAGGCAGTAGGACGACACATTGCTCTGCCTTACAACGATGAATCTCTCCAGATCGGGATTCTCGGCAATACTTACCCTTATAGTCCCGTTTCGCGACACTCCCCCGTCATTGGAATCCACGGTAATGGTTACCGACGCATTGTCATCCGATACGACCGGCGACACGAACGGGGACCCTTGCGCAAAAACCGTTGCGGTTCCATTGGTTTGAATCGGGACTGCAAATTCGTGAGCCCCGGCATCCACGTCCACATAATAATCATCCGTGGAACCGTTGATCGTAAGGTAATAGTCTGCCTGCGCAGCCCCCGACTGTTTAAATGACGTTTTCCGGCGCAGGGAGTCATCCTCCCGGATGCCTGTTACGAGATCCTCGTAATTGACCGGGGAGGTGCTGGCGTTTTTCGGGATAGTGACCGCGATATAATACACCGTGGATCCGTCGCCGGACAAAGATGCTTCGATACGGTCGTCTTTCGACACGATGTACGGAGTCCCGTTCGTCTCGACTTTCAGACTGTAGTCCGCACCGTCAGCGGGTATATCTGTTATGCCGGTATTGAAAGTGGTGCCTCGCACCTTCAGGTAATACGAATCCAATGCGCCCTCCTGCTTCACGGTGATATACCGAACGATGCTCGGATCTTCGACCAATCGGACGGTCAAGGTCCCGTTTCGGGCCTCCCCGGCGTTCGAGGCCACGGCGATGGAGATGGACGTATTGTTCTCCGACACAGAGGGCGTCAGGAAGGAGGAGCCATTGGTCAGCACCTCCACCGTTCCATTGGTCTGGACGGGAACCGACAACATGCCGGCGCCCGAATCTACGGACGCCACATAATCCTCCGTCGAGCCGTCGATCGTGAGATAATACGGGACCTGCACCGCACCCTTCTGCGTGACCACCACATATCGCTGCACCGTCGGATCCTCCTCCAGCGTGACGAGTATGCTGCAGACCCGCTCCTTCGGAGAGGTGTTCTCCGACACCGTGAACGTGATCGACCGTTTGTCGGGCGCCACCTCGGAATGGATATAATCGATCCCTTCATACTTCACGACCACAGTCCCGTTCGTTTCGAGCGGAACGTCAAAGAATGTCGTCTGGGCCATCACCGTAGTCGAATAATTCCCGTCGGAATTGTTCAGTTTGAGGTAATAGTTCATGACGCCATGCTGCATACAAAATACCTTGCGCAACAACGCGACGTTCTCTCGGATGCCTACGACAACCGGATCATATGCTACCTGGGAATGGCTTTCGTTCCGGGGGATAGAGATCGTCAGGATATACGCAGGTCCATTGCCGGAAATCGACACCTGCAGCCGTTCGTCCCGCGAAACAATGTACGGAGTACCATCTGTTTGCACCCGAATGTCGTATCGGTCTCCAACCGTTGCAATATCATCATACACAACATCACCGGCAACTCCGTCAATCAGGAGATAGAAATACCGGTCCGTAAGGCAATTCTGCTCCAATTGAATGCATTTCAGTTCCCGCACGGGCCCCGCCTGGTCGCAAGTCAAGAAATAGGCACAACTGCCGCTCACGCCGCACCCAGCCACACAAGGCACATTCAGGGAAAAGGCCTTTCTCGTCCGCACGTTATATGCCCACAACTCGGACGGAACTCCGTCGCGCTGGCCGGTCAAGGCTACGACCTGATTGTTGCAGGCGACCATAGCAACATTCACATTACTCGGAAACTCACCGGTAGACCAAATCGTTGCATTCATCTTCAACCCATATCTGACGGCGACCTGCAACAGATAATCCTCGCTGATAAAGCGGACGATGATCTTATCGGATACGGCCGCCATAAGCCACTGACTGTCGGACGTCGGGTCATACGGATCATTCACCCCCAGCAATTCATTCGATGAATGCATATCGTAACCGTGCCAATAGCTCGTTCCCGCAGTACCGTTTATCAGGACATATCCATTAGCCATCAGAAACATACCGGTGGCCTGCACTTCGAATTCATCCTGCGACAACAGTTCCAGATTATCAGACAAAACCGAAACGACAGTCTTTCCGATCACGGTCTCCACATCGTAAGAGACCCATATTTTCCGATTCGCATCATAAAGCGCCGTATCCATTTTCAGAATGGAGGAAACCTCCGAACGCATGATGGACACGGCATCTCCCACATTGTCCACAGCATACACCTCCGAACCTCCGGTATATATCACAACGGCATTATACCCTTTGCGGACATCGACCTGGGTCCCGGAATAGGGAAGATCCGACGCCTCACGAGTAAATGTATTATAGATTCTGACCCCGTAAATTCCCTGTTCCGCACTCAGCATATACCTCATGAACAGAGCACCGCACAACGAAGCTGCAATTTCCTCATACGCAGCGAACCGGCCCACGGTAACCCATTCATACGCAGGAAGTTGAAGCCGAAGATCGGCCAACTCCCGCAACTGAACTTTGTACACCTGACGATGGGCGTAAAGTTCCAGCGAATTGACATAATAGAGTGCCTCCGTATATTTCCCGTCCAAGAACAACGAGTTCAGATCAACCCCCTCGGGACATCGCAACTCTCCGTAAAGTTGCCGGGCAATTCGTGATCTCAAATATTGGACATCGGCAGTTGCGATTCCCATCAGTGACCCTTGCTCCGTTGGCGAGATCCACCCGGTAATCGACGAACCGTCAGGCGCCATCAGGACATTCGACATAAACGACATGGCATTGACACAATATCCGCCATCACGTATCGGGATCTCCCACTCGCACTTATCAACATTCGACCGGGTTATCGGGAGTTTCACCATCGAATAATCTACCGGTACCGAACCCGATTCGGAGTTGAAACTGATATTCGCAATGAAGGTTTTCGAACGGTAGCCAGAATATTCATTGATCAATATCACCACGTGTATATCAACCATTTCATTACTTGTATCTCCCATTTTGGGGACAGACGTGATATTGAACTGGCAAGTTTGCGATGACAAATTATTTAACGGATAAAACTCATTGACATCCCCCACATCCGAACGGGCAATCTCCTTCTTCATGGAAGCACCATCACTGTGGACTGTTTCCCACATTCCTGTCGATACGTTCCAATACCTGACAGCTTCCCCGCTCACCGCACGGACACCCACATATGCATATTGAACATAGGACTTGGCATTGAACAATTCGAGCGATATGTTGATATTGGTATTCTCCATCGGAGACATTCTTGCGACAACCCCGTCCGCAACAGGGTTTACACCAACCAGAAAAATACGATCCCGCATTATCCTCGACCGAGCTTCGGACACAGCGTTCCCAATCGACCATCGACCGGCCGCATAGAAAGTCTCTTCGGAGAGCTCATCGCTGTTCGCCAACGTAACCTGCGCATATTTATAGGGAGGAAGCAGACCCAACTCCGTAGACGAATTGACATCACATCCGTCCTGCCACATCGCATGCACCACCGGACGCGATAGGCCCAGTACATCTCCATACGGATCGAACCCGACCGGGCGATCCGGATACAGTAAAGACACGATACGACGGATGTGGAACACTCCGCGGGCCTGAAACACTTGGGCATTGAACGGTTTGGTACAGATCTCAAGCACATCCTGCCATGTGGGGCTGTTCTGATATTCATAGATCCGATCGGCATCGATACAGATATCCAAGAACGACGGAACACTCTCTGCCGATGGCGGTTCCGCAATGCCAGTCCATTCAACTACACGCATTTCCGACCCGAGCCACTGGAACAAATCCGTATACAGTTTTTCCAACGATACCAACCCCGTATACCTCGATCCGTCCGATGTCTGAAACGGCATGGTGTCCAACAGCGACAGGCCGTCCGTTGCCGAAAGCGTCACCACATACGGAGGCCGTGCAAAAGCCTCCTTGTAACTGCCGGCCGACAGAAACCCCCGCCACAGCATCAGTTTCCTGTCTTGCCCGGAGACGTCGGTGCGGTATTCGTAGATCGTGATGCGGTATTTCAACGGATCGACCGAGAAGAGCGACAAGTATTCCATATCGTCCACGCAGAGGATCTTCAGCGTCAGCGAACTGCCTTTCACGGCCGTATACTCCGGATCGTCCGAACTTCCCCACTTAAGAGAGAACACATCCGAATAGGGACGCATCCGCAGGGCCGTGTCATCCGTTCGCGCCGCGGCATCCCGCTCCTCGATCTCGATCCGATAGAGAAGCCGGCCGCGCATCTTCGAGCGGTACTCGCAAAGGTATTTCAATCCGTATCCAGCCATCACGCAAGGGCATTTACATAGTTGATCTTCGCCTGCTCGCGGCTGATCGCGAGCACCAGGTCCGAACCGCTCAATCGGAACGTGCCGCCCACGAACTCGATCGTCTGATGCCCGAGCCCGTACTGACGGAGTTTCGACAGCGGGGCGATCACTTCGGGATCGCTCCCCGCACCGCGGTTGTCGCCCACCAGGGCCATCGTCGGGCCGTAGGCCAGGCCACCCTCGGCAAGGGCTACGCCACCTTCATTCTGCTTGTTGAACGCATTGATCATGGCCGTACCCAAAGCCACCGCGGCAACGCCTACGGCAATGGCCGTCCAGGGAGTGACCCACGAGGCATTCACCGCAGCTCGGATTGCAACCATCATCGTTCCGAGAGCAATAAGCTGCTTGCCCAGCGATTTGAGGAAATTACCCATCGCAGAGACAATTCCATTCAACATATCGTCGAATGTCCCATCCCCGGTGAAGATGTTTCCGAGCCCCTCTCCGATCGCCGTGGCGACGTCGGAAAGAAATCCCCGAATCGAAGCCGCCGCGTCCATCGTTTGCGCACGGGCCTCGGATGCGAAGTTCGACAGGTTCGCAGCGAAGTTCTGTCTGGCCTCCGACCAGTCGCTCTCGGGCGGATTGATCGCATCCGGATCGAACGCCAAGGGAGAGATCCCGCCTTTTCCGAAGAGATTGCCCGTATCGCCCGCGATGGATTCGGCGGCGCCGATCTGCTGCAGCTTCGACAGTTCGTCGCGCAGCGTGGCGATCTCCAGCGTCAGGTTGTGGATCTCCATGGTGGAGGTTGCCTCCCTTTTGGCTGTTTCGAGCTCCTTTATCTTCTGCTCCAACTGCCCGATCAGTCCCGTGCTCTTCTCGATTTCCGTATTCGATCCCTGAATGACCTTGCTGAAATCTTCTACCGTCAGCCCGGTCGTATCGGCAGTCTGAGACAAGACAGAGATCGCCTCGTCCAGGGCCTTGACCTGCTCGTAATAGTATTGCGTCTGCGCCCCGTAGGCAAACAGGTTCTTGCGGTTTTCCCGATACGAAGCGACGAAATAAGGCAGGTTGTCGGCCTTCAGCGGGTTGGTTGCGTCGCGGGCCCGTTTCTGTTTCCCGTAGTACTCGAGATTCTTCGCCAAAGCATCTTCACGCATCTGTTTCAGTTCGTCGATGCTTTTACCGCTCGATATATACTTCTGGGCCTGTTCCGAAATCCGTTCATTGACGATCGCATCGGAATTCGCCTTGAAAATAGCCAGAGCCGATGCCGCCCCGAGGATGGCCGCCGTGACAAGGCCCACCGGCCCGGTAATCGCGGCCAACCCTATTTTGAGCATGGGTAGCAACTTGACCGCAGATCCGAGAGCCACGGACAATGGCCCCAAAGCCGCCGCAACTCCCCCGATGACGACGATCGACGTCTTGGCCGCAGGAGAAAGTCCCTGCAGCCAGGCTGCAAAATCTTTCAGCATACGGGCCACAGCCTGAACCATCGGCATCAACACCTTGCCGATCTCCTCGCCGACATCGCCGATCGAGTTTTTCAGCTGCTGCATAGGTCCGAGACCCGTCTCGGCGGCCGATTCGGCAAATCCCTTGTAGTTTTCGAGGATGAACTTCACGGCCTCGCCGTTCTTCATCTGCTCGGCGGTCAGCTCCTTCAGTTTCGGAATGCTCTCGCCCAACTCGCCGGAGAGACCGCCGTAGGTCTTCGCCAGGTTCTTCACGGCACTGTCGAGTGTCATACCCGTGGCCGACGAGAGTTGCGCCGCCGCCTCGATCGTGTCGTTGATCTGCTGTTCGGTCAGTCCGAGCGACGCCAGGAAGGCCTGCTGTCCGATGATCTCCTCGTCACCGAACAGCGAGCGCGACTGCAGCTCCCCGGCCTGCTTGATCAGCCGCTGCTGGATATCCTCACGCCCGCGCAAGGCCGTGAGCAGACGCTTCTCGTTCTTGAGCTGTACATCAGCCGCCTTCACGGCAACACCGGCCGCCGCCGTCAGAGGCGCCGTCACATAGAGCGACCAGCTCTTCCCGAAACCGGTGAGATCCTTCTGCAGGGAGTTGAGTTGCTTGCGGACATCCGCAGACATCTTCGTAACCCCCAATGTGTCGGCGCCGAGTTTGATCAGCAGCTCCGCTATTTTCCTTGCCATAGTCGCTCCAATTTTTCAACATCGCGCAGCGCGCTCTCGCGCATCTGCGCCATTTCCCGTTTCGAAATCCTCCGTTCAGCCGATGCCGGCCGACGCCCGTCCGCCCGGTCCCACGGAAGAGGCAGCACCTCCTGCATCTCCCGCCCCTTCATGTCGCACATCGACGCCATGATGGCGAAGCTGCCCCACCGCTGGATGTTCATCGCCGTGCGGAAGTCATACTCCCGCCGCCGCATGAACCCCTGCTCGGCCGCCTCGAACTCCGCAAGGGTCATCATCTCGAAGTCCGCCGGCGCAATACCGAGCATCCCGACCGCTACGGCATAGAGCCGCCCGTAGGTGACTTCTTGATCTTTTTGACTGCGTGCCCGACCTCGGCGGCCTCGGGGTTTTCGGGCCGGGCCGCCGTCTGAAAAACCGGGTTTCCGCTGCCGATCGACTGGCGGAACAACGCCAGCAACGCCGGCAGCAGCGCCGGATCCCCGTCGATCAGATCGACCACATCATCCGGCGTGTAGCGCTTCGGTTCGCCGCTTTTGCGGGCGCCGTCGGTCATGGCCTCGGCCGTGACGACCGTGATAATCTCGATCAGCCGACCGAACGGCATGTCGGGGACGACCGTCTCCCGGGCCAGGTTGTCGAGGGTGAGACCCAGCTGGTCGGCCGTGGCCGCCAGCGCGCGGATCCCGAAATTGACCGGATAACTCCGGCCGCTGGTTGTGAATTGCTGCAGCATCTTGTTTCGTGTTTAACCGGCGGAGGAGAGCCCTCCGCCGGAGTTGTCATACCCGGTCTGCTACTCCACCGGAGCCAGGCCGTACCCCTTGAACGAGGCCTTGTAGGTTGCCTTCTGGGCCACCGTCTCGCTGACCTCAAAACTGTCGATCACGCACTTGCACGTATAGGATTTTTCGGTGGTTCCCTCAATGGCCAGTTTGGCCACCACATCCACCGCCTGCCCCTTCATCGCCTGGGCGATCATGTCGGGCGTATCGTGTGCGTCGGCCGGATCGCCGTCGCTCTCCTTCACGCATGCGAGGCCGTCCACGGATGCCGTGAAAGCCACTTTCGAAAGCTCGTACTCGGGTCCTTTGGTGTCCTTGGTCTCCCACTCTTCGTACTGGGGCGAGATCGTATAGGTATGTGTCTGCGCGTGATAGATGCTCTTGTCGGCGCACAACATCGTAAGACTGCGCCCTTTTCCTGTCTTCATGGTATCAAAGAATTTTGAAGGTTAATTCATAACTCGAAAGCCTCTCGTCCGCGTACATCACGAACTTGCGGCCCTGAAAATAGAAGGCATAGCCATCGGATACTTTTCCGCCTACCGCCTCGACGATCCGGTCGGCCAGTGCCCGGGCCGCGCGTTTGGTATGCGCGGCGACAGTCACCACCGTCGTATCGGAATCGCCTGCGTTCCCGTCGAACGTCTCGTTGGGGTCCGTCTCCTCCGAGTAGGCCGCGAACGGAGCCTGTACCTCCGCCGGCACGACCTCCGGATAGATCTTCTCTTTCGGCAGAACTGCCGACATCAGTTGCACAAGCGCTTCGGTCGAGGTCATATCTTTCGGTAATTACGGTTTACAAATCGTTCGATCGCCGTAGCCAGATCCGTCCCGAAGTCATTGACCGAAGCATCGGCCGACTGGTTGAAGGCATCGCGCAGGAAGGGATTCGGCTTCATGCCCCGGGCCGTCGGGGTGTAGACGACACCTCCGTCGCGGCCCGTGAACTTGAGAACCCGGGCGCGGTGTATCCCCTTTCGGGCATCCCGACGGTCGGCCCGGGCGCTGTTGCGGGAAACGGCATACGGCTTTCGTTCACGGGTTCCGTCGTGCACGAAGCGGGCATAGAAGGCGTTGATCTTACCGTTCTTCGTTACGCTGAAGACAGGCCCGACGGCCATCGGGATGACTGTCGGAACACGATCCCGGCGCAGCGACACGACGCCGATCGAGCGACTCAACTGCCCGGTCCGCTTCGGAGCCCGGGCCCGGGCCGTCGCGACCATCGGCCGGGCCGATCGGCGCAGCGCCTGCCGCACAAGCGTGCGCTGCACCTGGTCGGTCAGCCGGGCGAAGATCCGGATCGCCTCGGCATATCCTTCGATCTTAATATCCTGCGTCATAATCCAAATCCGATAACGAGATGAGAATATGCAACTTCTTGCGGAATCCCTCCTCGTAGACGCTTTCGATCGGCCGGCGGCGGCCGTCGATCTCGACGAGCATCCGCGCATCCACGGCCGGCGAGCGTCCGTCCTCGCCCTTCACGTAGGGAATGGTCAGCACGGCCGACCCTTCGTGGACGATGCGCGAAGCGAAGAGGTTCTCGCGGCCGCCGCTCTCGGTCTTCGTGGCCCAGAACGAGCGCCACGGAGTCGGATCCCCCACGATCTCGCCGCCGGCGTCCTGCGTCGTGGCAGGGCGCAGCAGCGTGATTCTAACCTTTCCGGCCGACATAGGGCGTCATGCGATAGGGGTTCAACAAGCGTTCGACGGTCACGGGCAGCGCCGAGACCGAGCGTCCGATCACGGCATCGCCGTCCGCCTCGCAGAGCGTCCCGGCACGGAGCGCCACCGCCGCCTCGATGTTCCCGGGGAGGATGATCCCCCCTTCGTCTTCCGGTTCGCGGGTGAGCGTGTCCCGATAGTCGCTGTATCCGCAGACCGCCTCGACCCGCACCCGGGCCCGCTGGCGCCGGGTGGAGAGGGTCGGAAGCGAGAAGATCTCGAGGACGGAGGTCTGTTCCGAGGCAAGGAGCCCGTAGGACGACGGATCGAGCGTCCGCTCGCGGTCGTCGGCGTCGTAATACTTCACCGACCGGATACTCAACACGGGGGCCGTCGGCAAGTCGAGCAGCGGCTCGAAGCGGTCGAAGGCGAACGTCACGACGCTGCGCACCAGGATCCGGTTCGTGTATTGCTCGGCGATGTCGAAGGCCGCGTAGACGTTCCGCACGGCATTCTCGTAGAGATCGCCGTCTTCGGGGACGAGCCGCATCTGCCCGCCGACAATCCGCTCGATAACCTGCCGCGGATAGACCTTTTCCGTTCTGGTGAGTATCATGGCCGCAGAGGGTTAGGCACCGGCACCCATTTCGAGGTACTTCACCGGATGCGTTCCGGCGTCAATCAGGTTGCCGTCGGCACGGACGTGGCCCATGAAGCCCACTTCGAGTTTGTCGGCATACTTCTCCTTGAAGACCGTCATGCGGATGCCCTGCACCATGCGGAGATGGTAGTACTTGAAGTCGCCGAAGGCGATCGGCTTGGCGCTCGCGGCGATATCGGGCATCGACTCGTTGACGATGACCCGGCGGCCGAGAATGTGCGAGACATCCCCCGTCTGCACGTCCCGGATGAAGATCGGATTGCCGTTGTCGTCCTTGATCTTCATGATTTTCGCCTTCGTCGTCGAGTTCATCATGAATCGGCCGCGCTCGCTGTTGCCATAGGCGTTGTCTACCGACGACATGAGATCGACCAGATCGTCGTAGGTGATGGCCGTATCCGATGCGGCGGTCACGCCCTTCGTTGCGGCCGTGAGCAGCGCCTTGATGTCGTTGGACCCGGTGCCGGTCTTCGTAGCCAGTTCCTGCAGACCGCGGCGCACGCACTCGGCAACCGCCTCGACGATCGTCGCCTCGACATCGACGTTCGTGCCTTCGAGCAGCGCGATGTGAATCGGGAAGATCGGCGTCACATAGTCGTAGGCGCTGATCGTCACACCCTTGAACTGCACCTTGTCGGTCGTGTTCGCATCGCCCTCGTTCAACTTCTTCAGCGCCTTGTCGGTGGTGTTGAGCGTGGCCTTCGTGTAGGGGATCGCATTCTGGGTAATCACCAGGTCAATCGCCTCGAGGAAGGTTCCGGTCGATTTCAGAGCATGCACGACCTGATCCGATACGAGTTTCGGGATGATGATCTGATTCTCGGCCGTACCGGTGAACAGTTCGGCACGCAGTTCGGGCTTGATGTCGCCCTTGGTGGCAGCGCCGCGCATGTAGTCGATGAAGGCCGAGCGCAGCTCCTCCTGATGCCGGGCTGCACGTTCCTCGGCCGTCTTGCCATCGTCGCCGCCGACACGGCGTGCCGACGATGCCGCACGCGCCTCGTCCTCCTCGAGCAGAGCAATACGCTCGTCGAGGGCTTCATACTCCTTCTTCAGGCCGTCATACCGGGCCCGCTCCTCGGAGGTGAAGCCCTTGGCCTCACGCTCCTCGGCCACATCCAGCATCTGCGACATCTTGGCCGCCAGCGCTGCACGCTCTTCCTTGAGTTCCTTGATTGTCTTCTTCATGATGTGTATGGTGGTTAATGGTTTGCGATTCTGGCGTACAGGGCCACCCGCTCGCGGGCGAGTTCCATGGCTGCCTCCGACGGACGCGCCGCCGCCCGACGCAGTTCATCGACTGCCTCCCGTTCGTCAGCTGCCGCACGTTCGGCCACGGCCGAGGTGGTCGGATAGGCGCCATTGACGACAATCGACAGATCGTACAACTTCGAGATTTTCGTCACCACGCGCTGGTCGTACTCCAGTCCGTTCGCCTCGCTGCGCCACGTCCAGACGTTCTCTTCGACCTTAAACTTGAAACTGCACTCGGAGATGTCGCCCCGGCGGACGAGCTCCAGCAGGTCGTTGCCGCGGGTCGTGTTCGGAGCGTCGAATGCGAAGTAGAGACCGTCGCTCTCGATGCGGATCTCAAGAGTCCCCTCGCCGTTGCGCGAGCGGGCCAGCACATCGGCACAGCCCGTGCCGTGGTCCGTGCACATGATGACGTCCGACATGTCGCACCCGTCGAAGGCGTGGGGGTCGATCTTCTCGATCCATTCGCCCCAGATCGGGTTGCTCCACTCATTGAAGGGTACGGCGCGGCCCTCGATCCGTCGGGAGGGCTGGCCGTCGGCGCGCTGCTCGACGTGCAGATCTACGATCCGCATCGTGCGCATCACCGGCCGATTGATTGCCTTGTCCTTATTTTTGTCCATTGCCTTGTGATTTTACAGATTCCATATTCAGCGGCCGGAAGAAGTCGTCGCCGCCCTCATAGGCATCGAGATCCTCCGCCGCGCGGATCTCGTTCGGCGACATCGCCCCGATGTTGTACATCTGCCGGTAATAGTTCGTGCGCGATGCCGTGTCGGCCCGCAGCAACCCCCGGGGGTCGATATCGACGTAGAGCCGCCCCTTCTCCGACTCGAGGAACAACTTGTCGTTCATCTCCTCCTCGACCTTGGTGATCCACGGCGAGAGGGTCACGTTGTAGAACTCGATGTTCTGCTGCTCGTTGTTCGAGTAGGTCGAGTGGCTCAAGTCGCCGACCATGTGGGGCGGCACACCGAAGATGGTCGCAATCTCGTCGATCGACTGAACGCGCGTGGCGATGAACTGCGCATCCTCGGGCGGGATCGTGATCGCCGAATAGTCGAGGCCTCCCTCGAGCAGCAGCGGTTTCCCGGCATTCTGCGCCCCGAAATAGTTGTCGGATAATTGTTTGTAGAGTCGCTTCCACGCCTCCTCGCTCAACTCCGTCGGGTTTTTGAAGACACCGGTCGTGCGGCATCCGTTGCGGTAGAACGAGCGTGCGAACTCCACGGAGTTGTTCGCCAGTTCAAGCAGGCGGGCATGGTGACGGATCGGCGAGAGGCCGAGCAGGCCGTTTACCGAAAGGCCCTTGATGTGCACGACGTCGCGGCTCGGGATCCGGGCCGAGTTGCCGAGTATCGAGTAGAAGATGTCGTCGTCACCCTCCCACAGCGAGACGTTCTCCGGCAGGACGAAGTCCAGACGCGTCGGGTACTCGTGCCGGTCACGCTCGGTGATGAATGCGTAGGCATTGCCCCGCAGCAGGGCCGAGACCATCAGCGCCTCACGCAGCGAGACGCCGTTCATCTTCGGGCTCGGCTTCATCAGCAGCCGCGTCACCGGATGGTCGCTCCGCAGGATCCGACGGCGGTCATCGACGCGCTCCTTGACATGAACCGGGAGAGTAGAGAAGCAGTCGGAAATCAGCCGCACACACGACCAGACGGTCGAGATCTTCAGGGCGAGATCGTCGTCTACGTCCTCCATCTTACCCATCGTATTGGAGAGACCTCCCCGGCTGACGATGACCGGAAGACCCGCCCAGGAGGCGGCGCGTGCCACTATGTTGCGTAGGAATCCCATCGTTTGCGATTTGCTGTAACAAAATTCTGCAATGTGCATCGAAAAGAAGGTTAACGGCGTTAACTTTCGAGGGTTAACGCCGTTAACTTTTTGCAAAATCGCCCCTGCAGGCTATTTTGAGCGGGGTCGCTTCCGCCGGCAAAACTGGCTGTAAGCGGTCTTGAAACTCTGAAAACTTGCAAAACGCCGCCGCCCAACCACCTCGGCATACTGCCGTTCGGTGGCCTCGTAGGCCTGTTCGTTGGTTTCGTAGTAGGCCAGCATCTTCACGTAGCGCTCGTAGAAGCCCTGCGACCCGGAGATGAACCGCCGGGTGGGCTCGTCCAGTTGGTAATTCGTCGTTGTCTGATTCATGATATCATTCGTTAAAAGGTTCGCAATCCCCGTTCCTCGTAGATCGACCGGGCCGGCGGCGTGCGCTGTGCGCTCATCCACTCGCCGATGGCCTCGATCGCGGCCACCACGCCGTCGATCTTCTCCGGACTGCGGTTCTTCACCGGCTTGAGGTTATCGTTCGCATCGCGGTAGACCACCACGTTCGAGACCATCCACCGCAGGATCGGATTTCCGTAGTGTTCCAAATCCCCCGACCGGGCCAGCCGCTCGAACTCCTTGGTTGGCGGCGAGATGTTCGAGATCGACTGCTGGAAGCCGTCCATCGGCAGGCCGTCGTTCAACAGGTCGATGACCAACTGCGAGGAGTTCCAACGGTCGTAGCCGATCTTGCGGATGTCGTACTGTTCGGCCAAGCGGGCGATGTCACGGCGGATCACCTCGTAGTCGGTGACGTTGCCCGGCGTGACGCGCAGCTGCCCCTGCCGCACCCAGACGTCGATGTTCGCATTCTCGCGCTGCATCTCGCGCCGCGTGCGGTACTTCTCTTCGGGTATCCAGAAGAAGGGCAGGAGCTGCGTGCGGTCGTTCTCGTGGAAGGCCAGCACCAGCGACGAGAAGTCGTTCACCGACCCGAGGTCGAGCCCCGCGTAGCACGCGCACCCGGCCAGCGACTCGACGGGCGTTTCCGAGCGGCATGCGCACCAGACGTCGTCGGTGATCCAGATGTCCGAAGCCTGCACCCAAAGGTTGAAGTTCTTCGTCAGGATGGCGCTCTCCTGCTCGGGCTTCGTGCGCATCGTATGGTACTGCTCCTCGAGGAACTCGGGCTTGACCGAGGCTCCGAAGCAGGGGTTCGACTTCACCCACGTCGTGGGGTCCGAGAGCTCCTCGCGCGAGTCCTGGGTGTAGATCATCGCCAGCAGCGCATCGTCCTCGAAGATCCCCTCGAGCATCTTGATCGCACTCGACCGGTAGGTGAAGCAGGGCCCCGCGAGGTTGAAACCGGCGGTCGTGATGATGCACAGCAGCGGCTGGCGGCGGGCGCCCATCGACGACTTCATGACGGCATAGACCTCGTCGGTCTTGTGGGCGTGGAACTCATCGACAATCGTGCAGGAGGCGTTCTTGCCGTCGAGCGTGTTGGCGTCCGACGACAGCGGCTTGAAGACCGAACCGGTCGCCTCATAGGAGATCGACCCGCCGGCCGAGCGGAAGACCTTCGCCCGCCGCGAGAGCGAACAGCGGCGGACCATCTCCTGCGCCGCCCCGAAGCACTCGCGGGCCTGGTCGCGCGTCGTGGCGCAGGAGTAGACCTCGGCCCCCGATTCGCCGTCGGCAAAGAGCATGTAGCAGCCGATACCCGCCAGAAGGGTCGTCTTGCCGTTCTTGCGGGCCACCTCGAGGTAAGCCTCCCGGAAGCGGCGCGTGCCCGTCGCCGCGCGGCGGAACCCGAAGAGGTTCCACAGGAAGAACTGCTGCCAGGGTTCCAGCTCGATCGGCCGGCCGGCCCACTCTCCCTTGATGTGCGGCAGGTGGCGGATGAAGTCGATCGGCCGGGCTGCGGCCCGTTCGTCGAAGTACCAACCCCGCTCGACGGCCTCGGCCCGGTCGCGGAAGTAACGCTCGACAGCCATGCGGACATAGCGGCTCACCGGGATGCGCCCGTCGCGCACATCCACGGCATACTGCTCGGCCGGATGCAACTGCTTCCTCATGGCTGTCCCACGAACTGGTCAAACGGATCGGTGACCTTGGCCGCATCTTTGCGCTCGCCGGCATCGGCCGACTCGACCTGGCGGCGCGACACGGGCGAGAGGCCGAACTGCGCCCCGACCTTGTTCACCACGTCGAGCGAATCCTTGAAGAGCCTGGCCGACGGATGCATCGAGACCGACACCCCGTTCTGGGTCTTCGTCTCGATGAAATATCCCGGACCGGAGGCGATGTCGGCGTAAGCCCTCTTCAGATTGGCATAGGCCGCCGCGTAGGCCGCCAGCAGCGGGATGTCAAGTTTGGTGAGCACCTTCCAGGAGATCAGCATCCGGGCCGTGCGGTCGAAGATCTTCCGCGCGTCGTCGGCCAGCCAGGAGGGCGCCGTGGCTTTGGTGACGGGTTTGCAGACGCCCCGCGCCGGGGTCTCCGTCTCCGTTTTCGAGGTCCGGCATTTCCGAAGCGTGCCGCGCATCGCCTTGACCTCATCAGGCAGTGGTTTTCTTCCCATCGTGTATTCTCAAATTATTTTCAGATTTTGGATGTGTGTGTTCTTGACTGGGGTGGCGGTTGATAGGCGCCACCCCTCCCGTGATTTCGACCCCCTCCCCCCCACAGGCAGTCCGATGCGGTTCCGATCGCCTCCGGATCGTAATCCGGCCGGGGTTCCGGACCGTCGTCGGATACGAAGCCGCCAACCGTTGCGCCGCTCACGGCCAGGCGCTTTGTGCATTAACCCCACGCTGTCGGGATGCCCGTAAAACCGTAAGAAGGCCCCGAATTTCGTATCATAAAAGTCCCGGAAGTAATTATATATACACACTTCATCCGCCCGGTCTGCGGCCCGATTCGATGGCCTTTTCGACCAGCTTCGCCGGCGTGTTGCGGATCAGCATCCGGGCGTGGACCTCCTCGGCATAGATGCGCGTCGTGTTGGTGGTCGTATGCCCGAGCATGTCGCGCACGGTCTCGAGATCGACACCCGACTCGACCATCAGGCAGGCGCACGTGTGACGCAGCGAGTGCGCCGTGATGTTCGGCCGGCGGATCCCGACCGCGGCCAGCCGCTGGTGGACGATCTGGCTGATCGACGTCCGCCTCAACCGGTGGCTGTTCTTCGGATAGGCACTTGCAAAGAGCGCTTCTCCCGGCCGGGCGCCGCGCACGGAGATGAAGTCCGAGAGCAGTTCAACGATCGTATCGGGCAGAGCCAGCGCCTCGACCTTCTCATGGCGCCCCTTGCGCTGGATGTAGAGTACGGGCACGCCTTCTTCCGTAAAGTCGAAGTCGTCGATATTCACGCGCTCGACCTCACACGTGCGCAGCGCCAGCAACAACATCATCGCCAGCATCAGCCGGTCGCGCTTGCCCTTGAAGGTCGAGACATCCACCGAATCGAGCAGCCGCGCCGCCTCCTCGGAGGTGAGGCGTCCCTTGCGGTGGCCCCGGTAGCGAACCGACGAGCGGACCCCGCTGCCGATGTCGGAGTAGTAGCCGCGGGCCGCGCAGTATTTGTAGAACATCCGCACGGCCGTGACGTAGCCATCGACCGTGAGGGCCGAGCGCCCCTGCTGCTCGAGGGCCTGCTTCCAGGCGAGGATGTGGCGCCGGGCCGGGCATCGCGGATCGACACGCTGCGCCGCGAGCCAGCGGAACCAGAGCTGGACCTTCGTCCGGTAGCTTGTGCGCGTGGTCTCCATCACGTCGAGGTTCTGCATCCATTCGTCGATCACCTCGATGATCGTGGCGCTGGTGTTCATCGGCGGGCAGTTCGTTTATGGGCCTCGCGGCCCGATTTCCGGTTATGGCAGGCGTCGCACAGACTCTGCAGGTTGCGCAGATCGAGGGCGGCACCGCCTTCGTTGATCGGGACGATGTGATCGACGACCGTGGCCTCCGTGACAAGCCCCCGGCGCCGGCACTCCTCGCAGAGCGGGTCGGCATTCAGTTTGATCCGGCGCAGACGGCGCCACCGTGCGGACTGATAGAAGGCCGAGTTCGCATGAAGGCGGCGGCCCTGGGTTTCGCGCGGCGGCAGATAGGCCCGCCGGGATGGTTTCGGAATGGTTGGCATAGCTTACTTTGTTTTGAGCAGGTCCGGATTGTCGTAGATATTGCCGACTATGTATTTGCTCCACCTATCAATGTGCGATTGACATATATAGCCCACATCAGGATTACCAACTTTAATAGCCCATGGATCTCCGCCTTTAATTAAGAACAAAGCAAAATATCCTTTTTCGGGACGGAACCCGACGCGATGTCTGATTGGACCATCAAAGCTATCGAGGCTCTCAATAACATCCCCCTCGAAGATCCGCGTCCCGTTCTTGTCCTTCACGCCCGTGAACTGGCCGACCGTTTCCGGATCGACTTCGTACTGATTGAATCCTTTCGGCGCAGGATCGTGGAATATGAACGAATGGCCGCCCATACGCAACAGATCGCCCTCGATCCACTTTCCTGTCTTGATCTCTTTTCCTCGAAACAATATCTCCCGTTTCATCTCAATGCTGCTTTAATGGTTCCACTTCGTCCAGGTCAATGACAATGCCCTCGCAAAAGGGTTCGCCGTTGTCCCAGATCGTAAACCAGGCACGCGACAGATTCGACGTAATGCCCCAGTCCAACGGCGTCTCATCCTCCCGGCACCACTCGACCCGAATCAACCGGGGATTGTCTTCGTTGTCGTACTCGTCCGAGATGCGCATGACCGCATTCGACTCGGCCCGCTGGATTGCATCGGAGTCGTCATCCGAGAACTGCTCCCCTTCGAGAATCAGAGCGAAGTCGCCTCCGTCCGCCGCATCTTCCTCGCCATGGATCGCACCACGCATTTCGAGCGTGTCATCCGACCGACAGAACAGCACCAGCAGGTTATTCTCCGCTGCGATCCGTTCCTGATCCCGGGTCATCTCATCCACGGATTCGTTCCCATCGAGCAGCATTGCCAGCTGCTCCTTCGTCATTGTTTTCATATCCGTTTTCCCAGTTTGATAATGAATGTTTCATGATCCGGTGCGCCCCACTCCGGACGCCCCTGTCCCATCGTAATCCTCCTGCATTCGAACATCATCCTGCACCGGGTGTAGCCATACGAAAAACACACGGCATCGAAGTGTTTGAATATCGGCCCCACGGAGCAACCGCCGCACAACCGGCCGTCAAATCCTCGCACGTTACACCATCCGAAGGCTCCGTAACACTCGATCAACCGCCGTCTCCAATACGGAGACTCCTCCCGGTACTCTTCGGGCTTTTCGCCCCGCTCGATCATTTCATACCACTCCTTTTTGAGCGGCAGGTAGAGTATTTTCATATTCCTCGATTTTTCGTCTCATCCTTTCCTCGGCGGCCTCAACTCCGGCTATCTTCCGGACCAACTTCGTCCGGAACCGGGCGAGCTCTTCGTCCGTATCCTCGTCGAAGAAGAGGTTGTTCGCCCGATTCCACGCCACGTATTCCTCCAGCTTCCGCCGGGCCCTGGTGACTTGCGCCTTGGCGGCGACCAGTCTCCGGAGGTCGTCGGTCAGACGAACATCATTCCCCAGCCTCCGATCGTAGTACGAACAGAACCGACTCACATTCGCCCGGGGGAATCGGCAAACCAACGCCGCTTCCCGCCACCTGATAACCCACCGCCGACGTTCGTAGACCTCGCGCGGGAGATCGTAGGCGAAGATCCGCTCGCTGGATCCATCACCGGTATTCTTCGTAAACTCAATGAACACCCAGTGCTGAACGCCCAGTTCCGCCTCGGCTCGGGCATAGTCGCGGGCCAATTCATACAGATCGTCGCAGTTTTCCTGTTTGCTCTTTTCCATCGATCAAAACAGCGCCAGCTGGACAAAGGTGAACCGGCGGATCTCGTCTTCGATCTGCCGGACAACTCCCGTCAACGAGGTGCGCATCGTCGAATAGCTGCAACCCTCCGGCAGTTGGTCCCGGTAGCAATCCAGCACGCAGATCTCCTTCAAGACCAGCTCACGGATTTCGAGAAGAGCAGCGCGGATGGCCTCGTTCTCCGTAGGATATCCCGTCTCCACGCGATCGACAAACCCGCACGGGTGGCTACGGTATCGCGAAGTCTCGAGCCGGACGGAATAACCGGCGTCCCATCGTCCGTTGTCCGACTGTGACGTGTGGACCTCGAAACATCCGTGTCGCGACTCGACGGCCACGGGGCGGTTCGGATTCAAGCAGACATCGAAGAGGTTGAACCCGAATCCGGACGGGCTCGAGTGCATAACTTCGCCGCCGGCATCCGGATGCGCCTTCAGATAGGCGATCCACTCCTCGAAGGTGAACTCCCGCCCCAGGCAGCGACTCGTGTGGTGAATCTGCCGGCCCATCTTACTCGAGCCCGTTCGGGCGATGTGCGTAGTAGACCTCCGAGAACTCCCGCTCGATGAAGCCGTAGCAGGGAATCGTCACCCCAGAGATAACCGTCAGATCGAAATCGAGGGCGGCAGCCTTCTGGGCGTCGTCCAGATCCGGGTTGTTGCGGACATCATAGACAATCCAGTCGTAGATCGCCGTCGCCGCCGTATCCACATCCTTCGTCAGCAGGACGAACGTGTCGTAGCGGGTCGTGCCCGTGTCGCGATAGCGAAGGGCCACCTCGACCTTGTAGAACTCCGGAGCCTCGTCGTCCTGCTCCTTGGCCGACTCGTTCGGATCGATCTCTTTCTGCGGCTCCTTGATGAAGACACAGTGATCGAACATCTTCAGGCCGACAATGTGGAACGTTCCCGAGCAGTTCAGTTCAATCCAGTCTTTGGCCACGTCGAGGGCCATCCGTGCCGAATCGGCATAGAGCAGCAGCTTGCGGCGCTTCTTGCCGATGAGGGCCGTCACGCTCCACGGGATCAGCCCATAGGCCGCGCGTTCCTCGCCCAGTCGCAGCTGGTTCGTCACCTCGACACACGTGATATCGCCCGCCTGCAGGTGAAACTGGATGCGGGTCAGCAGATCGTCATCGATCTTCGTACCGGCGGCCGCTATCAACTCGCTCCGCTCCACGGATACGACCTCGCCCGTCTCATCGTCGAAAAGATCCTGCGACCACGTCCGTTTGAGCGGCGCGGCCAAGTAATTCCCGAGCATATCTTCTGGCAAGTAGGCCTGCCCCCGACGTTCGCTGTAACGGGTCTGCACCTCCTGATCCCGGGGTTCGGGTGTTGCGTTTGCATTCATGTTTTTCGATATTTGGTTTGTTTTGCGGATCGCCGGGAGTCGAACCCGGGCTACGGCTGCAACAGGCCGATGGCATCCTCCGCCGGCACGGAGGCCCTGCCGATCCATTGGTCAGTCCTGTGTCGTGCGGATCCGCCAGCGGACCCCCTGCGGAGTCTGGACCGTCTCGAAATCCTCCGCCCGGTAGCGGCCGCCGTTCGTCGGAAGCATCTGCACCATCTGCAGGTAGGTGTACAACCGGCCGCATTCGGCCTCGGCCTGACGGCGCGTCAGCAGCTCGTGATCCCGGCCGACATAGGAGGTGAACGTGCAGAAGGCGCTCCGGTTCCGCCAGGCCCCCTTGTTGTCCATCGCCGCCACGATGCGCCGGATGTCCTCGACGTCATACTTGCGGAGCATCCATCCCAGTTGCTGCCGCGTGAAGGGCTCTGCCATCGCGGCGATCTGCGGGAAGCGTTCGCCGATCCACGCCTGCAGCACATCGACCGCCTCGGACATCTCGGCCGGTTTTCCCCCTGCAACCCCCTTTTCAGAACCTACCGTGTGTGTGTATTCTTCTCTTCTTACTTTCTTACATTCTTCAGTTGTGGTCGATGGCTGGTCGGCGCCCGGTCGGCAGTTGGCCGCATCCTGGTCGGCAGTTGGCCCGCAGGCTGGTCGATCGGCCGTTTCAAACGACTGATATTTTTCGTAATTACAGATCGTTACGATCGTATAGGAGCTGGTCGCACGGATGGTCAGAAAATCCGATTTTTCAAGTTTTGACATGGCCGTCCGCACCTCCCGCTCGGAAAGTCCCGTTTCGCGGGAGAGAATCGACCGGCTCGTGACGAGCTGACCCCGTTCGACGGTGATCCCCCGCCAGCGCTTTGTCTGGAAGTTCGCCATCAGCAGCAGGTGCAGGGCCAACCGCACACAGTTCGTATCGGAGTACCACTCCCAATCGAGCAGCCCGCGATGTATCTTGATCCACCCTTCCATGGTCATTTCACTTCAAAGCAGACGAATCCCCGACGCCGCCACATGTGGGCAACGGTCTTGTCGTCATCGAGTATGAACAGAACCCGGCCGCGCTCCTCCTCGGTCGTCTCCTTGCGGAACTGGTCCCACTTCTGCACCACGGCAGGACGCACGTCTCCGTTCTCGCGCATGATGAGCCGGTAACCGCCGGAGACCAGTCCGAGGTGGCGGGCGATCCACCGTTGCGTCTTCAGCCGCACGCTCTCCCGGCGCGAGGTACAGAATATCACCTCGAGCCGCCGCGCCGCATACGACACGAACGAGCATACGTTCCGCTTGGGCGGATCGTCGAATTCGTCCTCGTAGAAGGCCTCCCAATCGACGGGCGACTCCTCGAGCAACCGTCTGCGAGGCCCCACTTCGGACAGGGTACCGTCAATATCGACGACCATGATCGGTCTCTTCGCACTATGTTTCATTCCGGGAAAAATTTGTGGTTACCACCGGCCGCGACGGCCGCGGGCAAAGGGATTCGGCATGCAGTCGAGACGGCGCCTCCGCTCCTCTACAGAATGCTGACGACTACCGTCTGTATTACAACACATTCCGAGCCGGCATCTCAACAATCCGTTCCGATTGACCTGACACCGCTTGAATGCCACCGCCTGAGCCGTGCGTCCAAGCGTCGCACCGATCTCCCTGTAGGGGACTCCCCGATCGGCCATGTCGAGCATCCGGCGGATCTCATCATCGCTCCATGGTCTGCTGCTCCGTTTCATCACATCCGGCATTTACCGATCCAGCGTTGCAGTGCACAGCGGACAATGGCCCGCCGACGACACCAGTTGTCCCGGCGGTTCTGCCGGGCGATCTCCTCCGGCGTCAGGGTATAGACCCGGATCTCGGCCCCATGATCGGGCCAGCGTTCAATCATCATCATGGCATTCATGGTTAGGTTAATGATTCTTTCAACTGCTGCGGCGCATAGAAGCGATTCAGGAACTTCGTCACCTCCCGCGGATCATAGAGGAAGGTCCCGTCGCCCATGACGAGGTATTTGAGCCCCTCGCTTCGCCATTTCGCGTGCGTCTTCTCGCTGGTGATGCCGGTCGCACGCCCGAGTTCCTCGCTACCTTTGAGGTAGAGAACCGGAACTTCCCGGTCTAACTTGACTTTCATATCGCTCTATTCTATGATGTATTCAATCGTTTCGCGTCGCACCCGACGGGCTCGTCGCGTTGTTCGTTCAAACTCACCGCCGCTGAAGACATACGTGCAGAACAGCCCCAGCAGGCAGGCGGCACCGATGCGGCGCCCGATCTCGGCCCGATAATACCAGACGACCAATGCCTGAATCGTCCGATTGCCGTCCAGATCCCCCTGCAACTTGTCGTACATAACCGACAGCGTATTGGCCACTGCCTGATAGGTCACGTGCAGCGCTTCGGCAATGCGGGAGATGTTCCCGCCGCGGGTCTCGATCACCGCCCGCATCACACGGGCCTCGGCCGGCGAGAGGCTGTCTGCATTGCGTTTCATAGGCCCCATGGCTGCATCACCTGATGACGGCGAAAAATCGCTTCGATACCACTCCGTTCAACCGGAGTGTGAGGGATGCGTCCCCACTGCCGATAGTAATAGCCCGATCGGCTCAAGTTTCCGAGAACCTGGCGGATCTCCAGGCGGACCTCGGCAGCTTCACGAAGGTCGCGTGCGGCGATCTCGCGGATCCCCTTGGTGAAGGAGTTGTCGGGATTGCGTGTCTGATTTGTTATCATCGCTATTTGTTTCCTAAAATCAATTTCATCACAGTTCGAATTCTTTTCACAAAACCGCATCGATAGGATTGTTCATTCTGCTGCCCCTTTCCCTGTTCCGATGAACCAATCCCGAATGCCAGCCATTGCTCAAACCGCCACGGCTCTGTTTGCTTGTAGTGGACAAAAGACTGCCGGATCTCATATACGATTTGGCCATCCACTTCAATCGTACAATCAACCCCACCCCGAGCCAAGGGCTTCAATCGAAAATCATCAAGCGTTCCATGCATTCGTCTTGTGATGATAATCTGCACAATCCGATCATCTTTTTTTACCTCCGCCATTTGCTTTTGTCCAAAAAATTGTAAATCTTTACATTTCAAATTGTCCAATTCGCTGTACTTTTGTTGTACGACTGATTGGACATTGCAAATATAGAATAAAACTCTACAAAAATCAAAATTATATAGATATTTTTTCAATATATTTTACATGCGCATTATCGACAGATTCGACAAATACATGAATGCCAAAGACTTGAATGATAATCAAGTCACAGTATCCTGCGGCCTATCTGTTGGGCTATTGGGCAAAGCACGACGAGGGGACAGTGATCTCGGCAAAAAAGCCATTGATAAAATATTGAGTTTTTATCAAGATCTGAACCGAGTATGGCTCCTGACCGGTGAAGGAGATATGCTGAACGAATCGACCGACGTTGCAGCCACACACAACCGGATCCGCTACTGGGTTGATGTGGATGCAACGGCCGGAGGAGTCACGCTGTTCGACGACCAGGTGACAACCAAGTACATCGATATCGACATCCCGGAATTCCGCGACTGTACGGATGCCGTGAACCTATACGGAGATTCGATGCTGCCCCTCTACAAGAGCGGACAGATCATCATCCTGAAGGAATGGATGGAGTCGTTCATCGACTACGGCAACGTCTATCTGGTCATCACGAAGAAAGGCAACCGCATGGTGAAATACCTGCGCAAGGGATCAGACGCGCAACACGTGCTGTGCGTCTCGGAAAACAAAGAGTTCGATCCGTTCGAGATCGAGAAAGACGACATCCTGCGCCTCTATCTGGTCAAGGGAGGTATCTCGAAAAATACACTGTAAGATGAAAAAGACGCTTCTGGTTATAGTGACATTTTTGTTTGCAGCCTGTGCTGCAATTCCTGACTATGTTTCCATAGTCGATTATCGTCCCTATCTGGAAGAAGGATTCAGGATCTATTCATCGGACGCCGTTCCCTTCGAGTACGATTGCCTGGCCGATATCGCAATCGACAAATATGCCGTCCGACAAGATCGTGCGAGCGCAGCGTATGCCGTAAATGGTGAAAGAATTCCCAGCGACAACGATTACATCACGCACGACGAGGTTTTGGCCGAGTTCGTCGAACGGGCGAAGTCGATGGGCGCCAACGGGATCATCGGGCTACACATCAAATTCGACCGCAGAACCGGCTACTACAGCATAACCGGAACAGCCATAATAATCAAAAACTCTCAAAAAAAATAACCCACCATGGACTTCAAAGATCAAATCAAGCAGTTGAGCGACCGCGTTGTCAAGCTCAAAGAAAATATTCTGACCGAAGAGGCTACCAAAACAGCGTTCATCATGCCGATGATTCAGACACTCGGCTATGATGTATTCGACCCTACCGAAGTCGTTCCCGAGTTCACCTGCGACCTCGGAATCAAAAAAGGCGAAAAGATAGACTATGCCATCCACAAGGACGGACAGCCCATTATCCTGATTGAATGCAAGCACTGGAAAGAGGATCTGAATTCCCACAACGGCCAACTGTTCCGCTATTTCCATGTATCGAACGCACGTTTTGGCATCCTGACAAATGGAATCGTCTATCGGTTCTACACCGATTTGGTAGAGAAGAACAAGATGGACGAGAAGCCCTTCTTCGAATTCAATCTGGAAAAATACAGGGAATCACAGGTCGAAAAGTTGCGCGAATTCCACAAGAGTTATTTCGATGTCGACACGATTCTCAATACGGCCAGCGAACTGAAATATACGAACGAGATCCGGAACGCCATCGTCCAGGAGGTGAACAACCCCAGCGATGAATTTGTGAAGTATTTCGCACGTCCGGTTTATCCGGGACGTTTCAACGATGTAACGTTGGAACAGTTCCGCGCCATCGTCAAGCAGGCATTCGCACAATATGCGAACGACTATATGAACGAGCGCCTGAAATCCGCAATTGGATCAGATGCGGTCGTAGAGAATCGGGCCGAAGCAAAGGCAGAATCTCCGGTTCAGAGCCCGCGCGCGGAAGAGGTTCAGACCGATGAGCCCGAAAACAAGATAACAACAACAGACGAAGAGCTGCAGGGTTTCTACATTGTTCGAGCTATTCTATACCCCGAGATCGATGACATAACTCGGGTCGTTCAACGGGACACGCAATCATATTTCGGCATTCTGCTTGACGACAACAACCGCAAACCAATCTGCCGTCTGCACTTCAACAGCTCGAACAAATACATTGAAACCTTCGATGCTGATAAGAAGGGGACCAAGCACCTGCTTGAATCTTTGAACGACATCTATAAATACAAAGATGATATCATTGCAACCTGCAAAATGTACTGAATAAATTTGCAGAAAAGTTGTGAATAAACTTGCAAAAAACTTGCAAAAATGAGCAGATAAATCACAAATGATTGACTGCAAAATACTTGGCTTTAATTCATAATCATGAGGTCGAGAGTTCAAGTCTCTCTCCCGCTACTGAAAAAGAAGGGCACTTACCTCAAAAGGCAAGTGCTCTTTCTT